CCCGTCAAAACCACCAAGACTCTGATAGTACGGTCTGAATTTTGTCTTTACGAAATCATCATAGCGATCTTCATATAGCTTGGCTGATGCACTGTGAGCGCTGGCATCTTGATTTACATATGTATATTGTTTTTTCTTCTGCTCATATACATCGAGATCGTAGTCGTTGAAGTTTTGATAGGGTTGAGCTTGCTGCTGGGGCTCTTGCGGAGCGTATTGAGGTTGAGCTATTGAGCTTTGGGTCTGAGGCTTCGGCCCGCCAAATGGCTGATACTGCCTTTGGATTGGCTTACTTAGAAACTTTTCGAACCCGTCGTCTTTCTCGCCCGAGTTGTCTTTAATTCCTAAGTCGTTGAGAACTGAGTCGTCGAAGGACATAAACTTTAGACGTTAAACCGAGTATGGATTGAATATCTCTTGCTCGCCTCGTTTCTTTCGGAATTGATTTACGATTCCGACCTGTTGGTTCATGGGTAGGCTGTTCATTAAATCCATTCCGGCATCAGCTCGGGGTGTTGGCATTTTGGCAAGCTCTCTTTGTCTTGCTGCTTTTTTTGCAAGCTCGGCTTGTTGAGCTCGTCGTTTTGCAAATGCGTCTTCGTTACCATCGGCATACCTATTATATGTACTTCCCAAATCAGCGAACGGGTTTGACATTTCGCCAGAACGAGCACGCTTTTGTGGATCCGCCCTTTTTTCATTGTTTGCCATTGTGGGAGTATACGCTCCCGTTTTCATGTCAGCTAAATTTCTGTAGCCGGTAATTCCGTAGGTTCCGTCTGGTTTCTTTCCGTATACAGGGGATTGGCCTTTAGGTTTTTGTGGCGCTGGCGCTGGTGCCGGTGCTGGAGCTGGAGTATTTTGGGCAATTGGCGTAGGTGCCGCATCTACTATTTTATCTGAATAGTCTGGAATACTAGAATCATCTAAAGGACTTTTAGCATCTACTATTTTATCTGAATAGTCTGGAATACTAGAATCATCTAAAGGACTTTTAACATCTACTATTTTATCTGAATAGTCTGGAATACTAGAATCATCTAAAGGACTTTTAGCATCTACTATTTTATCTGAATAGTCTGGAATATTAAGATCATCTAAAGGACTTTTAACATCTACTATTTTATCTGAATAGTCTGGAATATTAAGATCATCTAAAGGGCTCACCGCTTGCTCTTTAACTGTTTCGGGTTGTTGCGGGTTGTATTTATAATTCTGAATAAAAGCTCTTTGCTGAGCTGGGCTCATCGCTCCAAACTCGGCGGTTGTAGCGGTTCCATCTTTATTGGCAACGGATGGGGGGTTCATGCTAGCGGCTTCGTATTGCGATTGGATGTCTGCTTTTGGCGGGGTGTAACCCGATGCCATCAAATCATTATACTGTTGTTGTACGAACGGGTTGGAGTCGTCGGAAAAGCTTCTATTTCGGTAATTAGATACCGCTTCGTCCTTTTGCTGATCGCTTAAGCGATCCCATGCTCCGGCTCGGCGTCCGTTTGTTGCGTCGTATCTATCTCTAAAAAAATTGTTTTGGTCGGACTGCTTCTTTTCCTGCTTGATAAAATCCCCCATTTGGCGATTTGCTTCGGCCTGCATGTTCATCTGAGCACGGTTTGCTTTAGTCGCTCCGCCTGTTCCGAGAGGTACATTTGCGGGTAGTGATTGAGCAGCGTCATTTATATTTTTAATCCTTTGGCCTGCGCCCGTTGGGCCTGCGGGCTGGGCTGGGGCTTGAGCCGCTCCGCCCTCGGGTTGATCTAAAGTTTTTGGGGCTGCGGCCTCGGCCTCCGCTTTTTTCGTCGCGGTCTCCTCCTCGGCTTTGACTTTTACTGGGTCTCGATAATCTGGTTTAACTATAAGATCTTTTTCTGCTATCTCTTGGGCGGTAACCTCTTCTTTCGGTATAGGTTCGCTAGGGGTGGGCCCTAAATCTATATCCGAATTTCTCATTAAATCTTCTAAACTGGGCTGGCTTCCGGGGCTAACGGGGCCCATTGGTGTTGCATGCTCCACACCATCGTCGCCATCCTTCATGTTATAAGGCATGTACGAATATGGATCAAAAAGAGGGTATTTCTTAGTGAAATTACCTATATTTTGAAGCCAGTTAAGACCGTCTCCGTGAGGCGCATCTAACACATCTTCTCCTCTTTTTCCGGGAAATAGCTCATATATAGAAGATTTTCCCTGCTTCTTTGCGTACTCAGCTAAAAGATCTTTAGCTTTGGGGTCAGTTTGAAGCCATTTACGAGCGTGGTATGGATCCATCTTTCCCGCGTTGAGCATTTTTTGGTAGTCTGCCATAGCGAAAAGAGTAGTTGCGTGGAATTACGGCATCAACCGCTTGTAATTCTTCTTAATGGCACCTAAAGGGACGCGCATGAAGCCGTCGGGGCACATTAGGCCGGGATTCTTATGCAGCATTCTATTGGTAATTTTCTTTTTCTTGGGTGCTTTAAATGTGCTTGCCGAATCGATATTGTACAATGCGATGGCCGCGGCTAGGACATGATCATCATGATGACCGGGAGCGGCTTCGGGTTTGCCCTTGTCGTTAATTACAAAGGTTTTCATCTCTTTCAAAACATCAATATCCGGGATATCAAAGTTCTCCTCCAATAATTCCGCTGCCATATGATCGATAACCGTTTTGCGGGTAACTTTATCAGTGCTCCAGCCAAAGCTTTTCTCGACCATTCCGCTGGAATCATTAAATCGACGGCGGCGGTACACGCTTAATCCCGCTTCCAATAAATATTTTAACAATGCCAATCCGGAATTGTTTACCTCAGGGATAATAAATGCATCGCCATACCATCGGGCGGCACCTTCGATCTCCTGAGCGAGCACTCCGATATCCAATCGGCTGTGATGCAATGCAACCATACGCGGGACATGCCAATTACCATGCCAGTCTTCATAGGGAGCCTTCCAAACCTGAACAGAATGGAAATCAGGGTCAGCAGCAAGACCCTGCATTTGCTGATCCTCCCCGGTGCATGTATCAACCGAGATCAAATATTTGGAATCATACTCGGGTTCCTCATATATTTTCCAGTTCCCAAGGCGGTCGGGCTTAAAATTAGCGGTTTTGCCATCGGTTTGGACGCTCATGGTTCCCATTTTAGGCTTAAGATCCGTTGATGCTTTCACCATTTTATCAAGATTGGAAACATGGAACCTTGGGCGGGATGACATTAAGAAACATTCCTCGGGATCGCTCGGATATTCCTGACGGAATTTCGAAAGATCGCCATTGCATTTGTCCTGGAGGACTCGTCTGCGCCAATGCAGTTGTTCATAGCCGACATCAAATCTTTCCATCTCCTCTTTTTCATCCTCCGTCATGGTATCCTTGAAATCCTGAAGCTCCGCATCGGAGTGAAATGGGATAACTGAGTCGTCAAATTCAAACCACGCGGCAAATATCTTCGCCCATTCATTGTCCTGTACCCATGTACGATAAAACCAGCCATTGGGGCCGTTGGGTGTGGAGTCTGCTACAACAAGAGATACATTGTCCCCGTCATATAGACTCTGCAAATATCCCAATGCGGGGTCTCTTTCTCCCTGCATAGGCCAGAATGCAACCTCGGTCATATTTCCGACCTGAATGGTACCGGATCGTCCAGCATTCTTGGATCCTGCGGTCTCTTTTCCGTAGGCCGATTTGCTTTTTAATTTGATTAAGTCCGCAAGGTTACCGCCGTCGGCTAAAGATCCTCCTTCTTCGGTCCAGGGGAAATGGTCGTACTCCGCATATCGGCGGTATATTTCGAAAACCTTGTCACTGGTTCCGCTGATATCCCCCATCAAAGAACCTGAGAGATTTTCATGCTTTCGCATATGGTGATATGTCAAAGCCTGCGCACATGTACTCGCACCCTTTTGCCGGGGCTTTAATATGATCATTTTGCACGGTTTATCCTCTATCTGACATTTCCGGTAGTGGGCAAACATACGCTTTTGAAGCGTATTAGGCTTGGGTTTGATGTCCTTGCCCCGTTTATCTTTTATAACCCCGAAGGTGCTAAACCAAATCTCGGGATCTATGCGTATTAAGTCTTCTAGTTGCTCGGTATTTTCAGTCATTTAATAAACTTCTGATTGTAATCTTCGACATCGTACTCGTACTGATCCCAAGGCCAAAAAGTGTTATGCTTTCCTTCTTTACCGCGATCTACTACGTCGTTTTTCATATCGTCTGCAAAATCCGCGGCTTGAACATTAAAACTGGTTCTTGGAAACCTACCTCTAGCTAGCGGTGTGGCTAAAGCGGCTGTTTCTAATGCCATACCAGGAAGACTTTCGGATGATACTATATCGTCATAACCTGTTGCTATAGCTGTGTAGGGATTTGGGATAAGCTCTACCATATTTTCTAAACCTGAATCTGTTTGAGCACTTTCCGGAAGTTGTTCTGTATTAAATGCCCATCTAGTTAGTGGGTTGTAGTTCACGGCTTTTCCAAACTGCCTCCAAAATCGGTCATCCCAATCATTCCTTTGAACAGGTGTACCTGAAAATCCTGTAAATTTAGGGGGTTTAGGATGCGAGGGCTTTTCTGGTTCTGGAGGTAACTCATTAAACCGCTCTTCAATCTCGTATTGGGGTAGCTGTTTTGGAGAACTTCCGTCCTCTTGATATGGGATTTGTCTATTCATTGAACTGGATTTGGCTTATGTGTCGGACTGTCGTCCATTCGAATATCGTATCGATATTCATGTTTATAATGATGAT